CTACGCCCTGTGTCTGCTGCAACTGAAGAAACTACCTCTAACTGTTCTAGGAACTTAGGAGTTATTCCCACCTGCGCCTGTTCTGATCGTAGTAGGTTACGTGAAGCCTGCAAGCTCTCACTAAATTGCTTTGCCTCATCTCTCCCCACTACCTCTACGAGAACCTGAGCTTTCCGGCCTCCATTTATAATTTCTTGCTTCGTGAGTGTTTTCCCCTTGTTTCCCTCGAGGACTGGTCGCATAACCTCAACTACAGAATCTAGCTCTTTGCTTTGCGCCTCATTGAGCTGTAACTTCTGTTTATTGATATTAAAAGCGTATTTTTTGTCATGTGATATAATAATCTTCGATGAAGCATCAGATTCTGTCTTTACTACTAATCCCTTTCCAGCTTTTTTTGCTTGTATCCCTAGCCCTGTTTGCACTAGCGGTTCCCCTTGGAATGTTTGTAGTTTGGGGTTTTGGGTTTCTTGTGTTGCAATCTTTGTTCTCGAACTTTTTCCTGTCTCTGGCTGTAATGATGGTAATGTCGTATTTTCTTGGATACCTGGTTGAGAAGTACTTTTAGCCTGGTTGTAGATGTCGGTGAGTTGGGATTTGGTATTGATTTGATCGGGATTGAAAACAACATATTGTGTATTCTTTCGCACATTGTCGATCACTCCGTCATAACCCCTATCTTGAAGGTATTTTGTAAAACTATTAGAATAATTTTTAGCTCCATTTTTTATATCTTCCAGCGTTTTATTTGGAACTGTTATTTCAGGTATGTCGGACTTATTGTTTATCACATAGGGATTTTTAAGGTCTAAATAATACTCTGAGACATTTCCTGTTTTTCTTGCATAGGTACTCGCTTCATCTCTACTAGAACTGAAGTAGATACCTTTTCCGTACATTCCACTGTCTGTATTAGACCCTGCTTTTGATAAATCAAACTTTTCTATGTTTGTATCTGACCCATGATATACGTTATATTTTCTTGCCTTTATAAACTCCTCAACACTTCCATACTTCTGAGCTTCTGTCTTGAGTGGGGTTGGTTGAGAAGTGCCTTTAGGTTGGGTTCTTGCAATCTGTGCATTTGCTAATTGATCTTCAACGAACCTTATTTCACTCAAGTACTTAATCGCATCTTCATCACCTTGCTCTGCGTAGCTTTCAATTTGTTTGACCGCTAGTTGTCTTGCAGGTAGTTCTGCTTGCCACTTGCCAGAGAAATTAAATGATTTGGTACCGAGTAACTCATCAAGTCTGGTCTGTAGTGTTTTAATATCTCCTCGCTGATAGTTACCGTCAAATTGTAATTTCCCAGTATCATCAATCTTGCCAACAAAGCCACCTTGACTCAAGGTACCTCGAGCATGTCTGTATAGATCAGTAACAATCTCCTCGTTAGTCATGTGGTAAGCGAGTTTAGGAGATGATGAGTAGCTTCCCCAGAACTTACGTACATCTTCTATATCAGCTTGTGCAACCTTACCTGTCTTTTTAAGATCGTTATACATTCTTTCAATAACACTTGCTGGTTGTATGCCTATCTTCCTTTTCAACTTAGATACAGGCTCATCAAAGTTATTCATGTAGTCATTGATAGACTTTTTAAGTTCTTTGCCGGCTTCAGACTGTAACAATCTGTTCTTATTATTTTTCACCGCTTGATTCGCCAAATCAACTAACCGCCTCTGGTTCTCTTCTATTTGTTTCGTGTACTGTCGAGTAGCCACACTTTGAGAGAATCCACCCATGACTGCACCAACAGCACCACTCTGAGCTATTTCTTGACCAGTTGGCGCACGACCCTCATTTACTCTAGTTACGACTTGATCTTCACCAATATTAGCTAAAGCATTGACCCCTGCACCAAATCCAACACGAACAGGCATGTTGCCTTGCTGCCCAACCCCACGCATTAGTGGATTAGTAAAGAACTTGTCGCTTACTTTGTTGATACCTCTGTATTGCATTGCTTTACCAGCTCCAGTACCAGCGGCTGCCAAAGCCTCATCGTTAGATCCGCCCATAACTCTAGTTATTCCATACCCCAGACCACCGGTGACTGCTGTAGCACCTGCAAAACCCCCTAGGCCAATACCTTTCGCGCCTAAAAGTTGTAGGACTGTACCTGCCGTTCCAAATGCCGCATCATTCCGATCCTTATTCATTTGCTGACCCATAGTGATTTGTCTATCAGCTATGTGGTCTTGGATTCCTGCAACAAGTTGTGACCTGTCTCGAGCAGCACTATAATTACCCTGACTCATAAACCTTTGTTCTTGGGCGCGAAGTGTGTCTGAAACACTATTATCAATCTGCGCATTTCGACTATTGAAATACATATCAAAGGGTGCGCGAATAGCACCACCTACACCACGACCCATTTGTTGAGGAGCTTGCGCAAATGATTGTGCGTAGGGTTGAGCAACTGTACGTGCATCAGAAGAAAGGTTGCGTATAGCTTTACCTAGTCGGGAATTTTTCGCTTGTTGAACTACGTCTTTAACTGCCATAGTACTGGTATAGACGATTTAGGTTGAGGTTATCAATCAGCGAGCGAACTGTGACTGATAGTTTTGGAACCTTGGGTCTGTTGCACTAGAACCCATAATACTTCCATACAAATCTTCTGGCCTTCTGATCTGCCCAGTCATCTGTTGCTGACTACCTTGTCCTTGAGAAGTAACTCCAGGAATAGCACTTTGTTGAGCTGATGAGAATGTATCTACCCCTTGTTGGCCTTGGTTCGTTGCACTTAAGTATTGCTGTGCTTGATTGTCTAGGCTTGCAGCGTTTTGCTGTGCCTGCATCTGTAGTTGTGATTGGAACTGCGCTCTTGAGACATCAATCTGATATGCTGCGTTGCGTAATTCTTGCAATGCACCCATACGTGCTTGTGCTTTTGCTGATTCAGTCTCACCACGTCGACCATTGATCTCAAGCAACCTATCCTGGAATGTCCGTTGAATCGTATTTACGGCTTGCTGCCTGTTCACTTCCAACTGCTGTATTCCCTGTTGGAACTCTCGCTCTACAACTTGTCGTTGTTGGTTGATTTGCTGCATAGCTTGCTGTGCTTGCTGACCAATTTGAAAAGTATTTCTCTGAAACTCTCTGCCCTGCAACTCGCCTGCGGCTTGTCCTGCACTCGATGCACCACCGAAGCGTTGCTGATTGGCAGATTGTAACTCCTGGAGAGTTTGTCGTTGCTGTCCGCTTTGAGCTTGTTGAGACTGGAATGTTTGTTGCTGTTGGCCACTGAGTAGCTCGTTTGCACCGGTTCTTTGATTATCAAGTAACCCACGAGATGCTTGAGCTTGCGCCTCTGCTTCACCAATGAGTCCTGGTAGTTGTCCGCGCAGGTTATTTTCAGCTTGATTGTATACATCAAGAATAGGATTAAATTGTGAATCTATCTCTTGCTGAGACGGTCCTTGTGGCGCACTAATGTTGTCATAGGGATTTGATACTGGGCTAGGATTTGATCGACCGCCTCCGCCTCCGCCTCCACCACTTGTATTGCCTGCGCCCCTTGCAGGTGCAGGACTGTAATTAGGTGCATAGCTCATGTTAGGTGCAGGACTGTAATTAGGTGCGGGTTTTTGAGCAGCCTGATTTGAGTTAGAGCCAAATAAGTTACTACCACCTTGAGCGTTTCTTGATTGACCAAAAAAGTCCCCGACTCTCTCGGATATTCCAAACTCAGGTGTGTTTACTCCAAATATTGCCATTTTATACTGTCTTTCTGCTATAATATGTGTGTGATAAAGATAATTTACACATTTATACTTATTATTTTGGCTATTCCTACTACTTTTTTAGTAATGTATTTTTCCCAAGCCTTTTGGTATCAGCCTTTTATTCAAGACAACCCTACTGGTAGTCAAGATGCTTGGTTCCTGATTTTGATTTTAGTATTGGTTGCTACTACAAGATTCTTTATAATCAAACTGATTAGAGGTTTGAAAGAGGCAAATTAAGCCTGAGAAGCTTGTACGAGTTTGAGTATTCCAACTCCCTGGTAGCCAACTGGACACTTCCGGCAACGCGCCTGCGTAGAAGAGACTAGGTATAACTCATGCTGACACTTTGGGAAGCTCAACTCAATCCGATGTGAGACCTCATCAGCGTATGGCTCATGGGTTGTGTGGAGTGGTGGGAGTGTAGGTTCATCCATGTTTAAGTTTTTCCTGTTCTATTCTTCTTTGCAGGTCTCTCATCCTACCCTCAGAGCCTGATAGTAAGGTGGTGAGTTCCTCAAAGGCCTTTGCCCTTGCCCACATCACGTTGTACGCTCTTTGAAACTCAACATCATTCTCAAACGATTGCGGGTCCAGCCATTTGTTGGCTTGGGTCAAAAGGGGGAGTAGCACCTGTTGGAGATCCTGGCTGAGCCATAGGCGGTTGAGTGCCTGCTGCTTGATTAGATCCTTGCTGAACGCCTCCAGGCGCAATATCTGAGAAGAATCTGCTTGCATCTCTCGTGCCACTTGATTCAAAGATTTCTGTGAGGATTTCGGTTGCATTTGGTTTTTTCCCTTCCTGTTGCAGTAATGTTATCACATTCTGGTTGTTGAATAACAGGTCGGTTGCTTCTCTTCGAGCTTGTTGCATCTCACCATCAGCTCCGGCACTCATACTCTTCACATCTGGGATATAGTTAAATGTACCATTCATATCTTCAGGAACCAAGCTCAGTTCAGCTTCTGTCCCGGTTTCATCAATCTTCATCTTAGGTTTTATCTTCAGTTTTTCATAATCTTCCTCTTCTGGGTTTTCGACAACTGGATACTTAGGTGTGTAACCGGCGTTCATCAACTCTTGCATCTGTAAGTCGTTCACATCACCGTTTTGGGCAAGGATTGCATCAGCTATTGTCTGGGTTGCCTCGTGGTCTAACCCCATCTCATCAAGACCAGCCTGCTTGAAGAAGGCAAAGTCTTTTTCGCCGATAATCTTGAGTACATACTCACTCATACCTGGATTTGCAAAGAGGAACTGTTGATTGTTGGAGAGCCACATGTCCATCATGTCCACCAGAGCATCTGAAAGGGCGTTCTGGTTGTCCTGATCACGTACATTTTGTTGTCTCTCTTGTTTATTCACTTCTGTAGCGGTCTTATCTGGATTGAATGGGTCAACCCCGCCAACACCCTGACTAGAATCGCCCATAGCTGTGTTAAAGGCAGATTTGAGTGCCGAATAAGTAGTCTGGAAGTATCTAAGAGGCTCACCTGATCCTACGTGTTCGGTAACTGCGTTCTCTTGATTGATAATCCATTGTGCTTCTGGTCCCCATTGGATCGTTTCCATTCGCACCAATCCCTCTAAGATCTTAAGCGGTGGCTTCATGTGGATGTTCATTGTGTCTAAGAAGCCGTTAATGGTTGCTTGTATGCCCCTCCAGAGTGGTAAAACAGACTCAACCTCTGACTCACCCCACGCATCATCTGACAGGGTGAAGTACTTAAGTTGAACAACAGGAATCTTGCCATGCTTGTAGGGGTTTGGAATGTCACGAAGGAGAATGTTGTGTTTTGGTGAGAAAGTAATCCAACGATCAGGTCGGTACTCAGTTACAACCTCAACCACCGGAAAAGCCTCATCATCACCAAGTCTATCAGTTAAGCCCTTGAGTGATTTAATTCTTGAGGTGTAGTTTCCATCTCTGCGATCTTGTGATTTCTCTGCGAGTGTTTCCTTCAGCTCAGAGAGACCAGGGTATTTCGGATCGCCAGGCATTTGATTCTCGGTTTCTAGCTCCTCCAGGGTAAGCCACTCACTTAGTTGTACCCACTTGGCATTACGGACGTTATCGCCGTGAGTCAGTCCTACGTTGCGAACATCAAGGTGTTTGAACTCATTGCCATTAAACGTAACCTTTTCTTCTCCTTTTTCATCCACATACTCACAGTATTTCCAAGTAACTAGCCCGAAGCATGAGGCAAAGAGCCGTGTGTCCTGATCCATCAATCCCCACTTATGGTTCATCGATCCGCCATCTTTAGCGTTGTCCCACTGGAAGTCTAATAAAGCGTTGTTAATTCTTGCCCCAGTAATATCCGCCCCTTCACGGGGAACTAAGCGTCCACGCAACTTCGAGTTGGTAAGCCTTGCTTTCTTTTCAACGATTGTGGTACGAAGCACTGGGTCGACAACTTGAGATAGGTATGGCCAGTTCTCAGGTAACCTACCAAAGTAGGCATCAAGAACATCATTCCAGCCATTCTCTCGAGTCATTCTAATGTCACGATCCTCTGTCCAGTCGGTATAGTGAGTTTGGACTTCTTGGAGAATAGGAGTCTGTGGGGTTTTGCGTTTCTTGTATGTTTGAGCCATGTCTAGCAGATATATACTAATGTGTTTGAGGTTATCAATCACGACTAACGCGTACAACCTTGATTATGGCCTCGATAGTTACAGTAACACTCATCTTCGAGATAATGTTGGTGCAGGGGGGGCAGATTCTGATGTATTCTCCAGGGTAAAGCTCAAATAAGAACGGCTTAATCTCCTCAGGCATTTCACACCGGCAGGTCTGACAACACCAATCCTCTCTTATACGCTCTTTTTTAAGTCCATAGATGGCACCGCCATACTTAGACCACTTCCCTGTTTTTAGACCCTTAAGTGGGTCATCTTTTCTGGCAGGCTGGTTTGGCATAGGTTATTCCTCCAATTCTTTTTTTACGGCTTCCCAAAGTGCATCACAGATTTCTGGGACTGTATTTTGATCTTCTGGATGTGGGGTTTTTCCCTTCGTATAAGACCACAGCATTGGATTTCTATCATAGCTAATCCAGAAATTGTTCCCAGTGTCGCTCAAAAACTCAATCATCTGACCGATTGAAAGGAGTGGTAGACATTCCCAGTTCTCGTGTTGTGGATATTCTAGCTCTGGATAATAGTTTTCATTGAGTATTATTGTTGGACAGTTCTCAATATCCGTACACATCATTGAAACGCTTGGTTTTTCGTTGTCTAAGTCTGTTGGGTGAAATAGTTTATATACTTCCCCTGGTTGCTGATTCTTAATAAACCACGAGTGAAGCTTTTTTTGCCCACCTAAACTTAGTTCTGCTAATTGCTCTTTATTTATGTGTTGTTTCATCCTATCCTCCATTTATCTTTTTTATATGTTGAGAGGAGTGGTTCTTGCTCTGTACGGTAGTTCATAGCGAAGTACCTAATAGCATCCATCGCGTCATCTTCACGCTTTCTAGGCACTTCTCTTATGACATTAGAAAATGTGTTTTCTATCCACCGATATTTTTCAAATTCGTCAGCTATCCAAGTAAGCGATTTGTCAAACATAAGTGTGGGTTTGCCAGTATCAGCTCGTACTCTAAGTAGTGAAGCCACTTTTTTAATGCCGGTTACCACTGAGTCTTTATCTTTTTTAACAGGCTTAAACATCACGTTCTCACGAGCAAGCTCCTCGATTTGCAAGGGTGATTCGCTATCCGCTATAGGGTTGGTAATGTGTCTACCAGCATCTTTAATCTTAATAGCGTCACTAATATCTTTGGAGACAAAGCGAGTCTCATACAAACCATCAAAGCCGTATATCTCGCTACCAGTTGAATTAATGGCAAAGTATATAAGTGCTGTTTTATGAGCGAAACCAAAATCTAATGCCCTTGTAATTGTCCAATTAGTGATTGCTGGAACGTCCACCATGTGAATATCGCGAGAAAACTCCTTGTAAATCAAACCAGACATCTTTCTGAACTCTCCCATCATTTCTTGAGCAAATGAGTCTTCATCCATCTCTAACTTGGATTGCTCAATTTCAAAAACAGGAATATGAGGATTGTCGTAAGTGGTGAAATGGAAATATTTCCAATCTTCGCCCGTTCTTTCTGCTAAGTCTTTAAAGTGATTAAAACCATTTGGGGTAGAAATAAACCAGACACTTGCTTGTGAATCCATAAGCGTTGGTCTAATTACTTTCCAAACCTCAACCCACTTCTCAAAAAAAGCAACCTCGTCAAAGATTGCAAAGTCTATTCTGACACCGCGTAGTGAATCTGGATTGTCAGCACCCTTGAGATGTATCTCTGAGCCGTTTTTTAGGCGTATGGATAGTTCTGTTTCGTTCTTTTTAGCGATGGCTTCAGTTGGTACTACATCGGTCAACATTGACCACATAATAGATTTAGCTTGTTTGTACGTTGGGGCAATATACCAAACAATCGTTTGAGGATTTTCCGTGACAAACTCAAGAAGTTTATATACCGCAAGAGTCGACTTACCGGACCGCCTGCCACAGTTAATTACGCTATAGCGAGTAGAGTTTTGCCATACATCACTTTGCCACTGACTTAGGTTGAATAACGACATTGATTAGGTTCCTTAGATCTTCACCATCCTTACCAACTAACATATTTTCAGTCATTGATGGAACTACCTTATCTAGGCAGACTTTTACCGCTCCAAGAGCTACGCTATGATTATTAGATTGCATGAGTTCAATAAGTCTTTCAATAGCTTTCGGGGTCGCTGCTCTCAAGCGTTCTCTAATAGCCATCGAGGAAAGTTGTCCCCCTTGCCTTAGCCCAACTGGGGAGGCAGACAATTCAGTTAGTTGAGTTTCTGTTATGTGTTGTTTCATAGGTTATTCTTCTTGAAATAAACAGGCAACACACCGTCTTTGACTGGATGATCTGCCTACAAATTTGCTTTTACACGTTCTACAGGTGCTCATTTTCTTTGGCTTTGGTTTTTGAAGTGACATATCTCTTAGAGACATTGATTGATCTTGCACTCGAACGAATGGAATATCTTGATCTTCGTTCCAATTGTACGCCTTATCTAAATGCTCGCTGTCGCTAAACATACATTTACTATACCACAAAAGGCTAGGGCTACCATAGGCCTACCGTAGGGCTAGGGCTATTACATAGTTTGATACAGAACGTGCTATTGATAGATTAAATAAAATACGCTATGTTTAGTACTGTTAAAGCAATTTAACGGATTTAAAACTCAGTACAATAATGGACCTTTTGGGGTGTTGTTGTTGTACCGACACCAATCCAAAGGGTCTTTTTTTATGCTTACATCAAATGTACAGTACATTAGAAATCAGTCATTGGCTTTACCGCGAGTGGCTGGCTTTTAGTGTATTTACACTTTCGTCTAGGAGAACTTAAATGTGAGGGTGCGACGTTAAATTATCCCTCTGAGCTCATGAAGCGACCAATATACGGACTGCATGAGAATGGATGCTTGACCCTTCGAGCAATAGGTGGGTGCATCCCCCAGGTAGTGAGATTATCTGGCTGAAGTAATCGCTCGAACTGTTGTACTTACCCTGCATGGGGGGTAGGGGGGAACATAGCAGGAGAACAGCTTTTTATCTCTCTCAACCGTCCTGCATATTAGTTTGTTAATAACTTTTAAATTGTGAAGAACTCGTTATACTTACTCAAGTAAAAGGCAAGATAGTATTGTTAGTAAACAAAACACTATGACTATCGAACAAAAGATTGAACTACTACGAGAAGAGTGGAAAGCTCACCCTGAGCATAGAGATCGTATTGAGTTACAAGCTAAAGTCTTGAAGTTAGGTATTCTCGCTCCGGTTAAACTACTAACTAAA